AATTGCATCAAATACACCCTCACATAATATAATCGGTTCGTTCCAATTTACTTGGGAATCAAAACATATTACATTTTTACTGATTGGAGGATTTTTGTATTTCATTTTGTTCTCCGGATAATATGAACGAGAAACAAAGTAATTAAGAGACCCATCGGAATTGTATGATGGTATAATTACTCTTTGTCCATACAATCCTTCTTTACAATATCCGATATTATATTTTACAATATCTTTCATTGTAATACCTCGTTGAGTGAGATAATAGAATGCATTTTTATATTCAGGATTAAACCCTTTAGGTTCTTCCGATAAACTAATAAATTCTTTTGGTAGGGAAATGAATACCTTTGTTTCGGCATCCTCTTGTTGTGGTGTCCAATTACTATCACCATACATTTCTCTGATTATGGATATAGTTTTTTTATCCACATCAAGTTTACGAAGTAGGGATGTCAATTTCTTACCACCACTATTACAAGTCCAACAATGCCACTTTTGTGTTTCGGTATTAACTTGTAACTTTTGTTTATGGTGATTACAAAACGGGCAATAAAATGCTAATTCGTTACCCTTTAATGTAGAGTAACTACCCAACGTATTAGACAACGTGGATACTACGATATTTTTATCAGTCTGCTTCAACACCTAACAAACATACGATAAATATTTGATATTACCAAATTTTTATGGTTCTAAAAACCATTCATCCGGTATTTCTTTGTCTGCGTATTTAAATCCATTTTTTTCACACCACATAGCATATGTAGTTTTGGATTTTTTACTTATTTTGTTTTTGGAATTTGTAAATACAAAACGGATATCCAATTCTGGATGTTGTTGTTTTACTAATAGATGTTTTTTTCTATCTGCAAGAACAAATCTACCTTTCGTTTCTACCCTGATACCATTCGGTAACTTAAAATCAGGATGGTAAGTATGTTCAGAAGCAGGTATAACATAAGATACCTCTTCGGATTCATATTGGACAGATATCCCTCTATTTGCAATTTGATTGGAAACGTTTTCTTCAAGACCTGACTTAAATCCATATTTCTTTGCAACCCATTTAGAGTTGTTCTTTTTTGTAACTTTTTTTGCCATTAAAATAAATTATTTTGGTGGATTATCGCTATATTTTTTAGCGTTAAGTTCACCACCCCTACCAATTTTTAATTTAGCTGCGTTTAATACTTGTGTATCTGCTTTTTTCAAATCATTGGTAGTATATGGGGTCTTAGCCGCAACACCTGCATCGAATGAAATTTTATCAACTCCAATTGCGGATTTTTGCGCTGCGTATAAGTCTAAAATTGTTGCCATAAGTTTTGTTTTATAATAAATATATAATTATTGAATAAAACTACTCACAAACGGAACATTGGGATTGTCTAGTCGCATAGTTAGTTCCATCTGTAATAACCGTTATATAATTACCTTCGTATCCAACATATAAGATTGATCCGTTATTGTAATTTGAAAATTCACCACCAGGGCTATTAAATCTATCATTTTCACAAAAAGGTAATTTAGATCCGTATATCACTACCTTTGGTTTATTTGTAAAGCAAACATTAAAGGCGTTATCGGAATCAAAAGTTACTTCAAATTTTGCATATATACCACTATCTACTGGATAATCACCCGTATCATCGGATGGAAATGGATTGTATGGTGGTATATTGTTTGATTTTTTCTTAAATGCCCTATAAACGGAATAACCAAATCCAGTTAGGATAAATGATATAAAAATAATTGTAATTAAATTTTCCATAATCTTTTATAATAAGTATATAATTATGTATCGAATCGAACAATGAAGTTAAGAGGTATATCAGGTTCCGATTTTATTGGTTTTGGTAATTTTGCAATTGCAACTAAATCGCAATCATCATCGTATAATCCGATGGCAGTTATAAATGGAGTTAGAAATGATCCAGTAGAATCGACTGAAGAACTTAAATCATAGTGCTCAAACCCACCAGATATCCAACTATTTGTTACGGATGAAGATATTGATCCTGAATATGTATAATCTAATATATCTCCATTTTCCAAAGTACTTCTTTTTCTTATATACTTTACACCTGGATTATTTACTACCATAAAAGTTTTACCATCAGAATCTGTAAAACTGGATGTTTCTCTACCTACCAAAACATATGATGATGGGTTAGTAGATATATTAAATTCACTTTCATTTACTACTAATAAATACTCATGCTCATAAATCGTTTCTGTTGATTTATAATTTAATTCCCAACTAGAAGTAAGTATTGAATTTGATCCACTTGTCAAAACAATTAATCCTTGACTATAAAATACATTTCCAATTCTATGCGTACTACCACTTTGAATTAAATTACTATATTTATCATCGAAATACGTTATACTACCATTTATTAATGATACGGATCCTTTTTTAATACTTTCTCCCATTAAAATTTGAGGAATAGATATAACCTTCGCATCATTTTGTAAAAATCTTTCTTTATTGGATACATCTGTATTATACTCATTTGTTTTACTACCAAATCTTGTAAACGGATTATCTTCATTTCCATTGTAAAATTGGGCACGTAATTGTCCATATATTGAGTATGGGTAGTAAGATATAGTTTGTTCTGTGTTTGGGTTATAAACGGTGTCTATTTGATAATCGTTTACAACATTTCCAACACTTGCACTATAAATAAATACAGATGATCCCGATGCGGTATTTTGATCAAAAGACCATTCTTTATAAACTTTGAAAGGTCTAATGCTAATATCTGATTTTGGTATTCTTTTTAACATATCAAATATAAATATCTTAATAACGAAAAACCCAACCTTACGGGATTGGGTTTCAATCTATGGATACTATCCATAGGGTGGTTAGTTATACTCCTTTAGAAATCTAATTTAACTTTTATTGCTACTTCTTTATCAAATGATTTTTCAATCGGTTTAGATACTTTAGCAACTGCTAATAATTCATTTGCATCATCATACAATCCAACCGTGGTTAGATAAACTCTTGGATTTCTTTCAAATGTAGATTGAACAAATTGTCCAGTTGATCCTGTTACGAATGTTGGATTATTTGAAAAATTAAATTCCCTATTATTTGCTCTTACGAAATAGTGTGATGTAGAAACATTTTCAGTTCTACGAGCTTGGAAATCTGCGCCGGAATTAAGTACATTAAGTAATGCAACAGAGCCCGAATTATTTGAGTATGTTGATCCACTTAACGAATTATTATGATAAACACCAACATGCGATGCATTTGCTCTTGCTAATTTAGAATCCACATCTTTTAATGCAGTTGGATTCAATAAAATGATACCCATATCAGGATAAAATAATCCCCAACCCTGACTACCATTTGCAGCCGAACACGTATATGTGTTTATAGATGCGGTTAGTGCACTTCCAATATTTAAAGAACCACTAACCATATTGTATACTCTTCCTGATGTTGATACATTTTCATCGGTTCCACCACTATCATCAATTAGTGTTACAGTTTTTGTAGCACCCGTTAATTTTATTGATATGTTTCCTGGATCCAATCTTTCTTTGTATCTGGATCTGTTTATATTGATTGCATAAAATGCATCCAAATCAGTTGCACCCGCAACTGTCCCACCATATACACTAAACTTATCATCGCCGGTTCCAAGTAGTACATTTCTCAATTGTGAATATACCGCTTTGGTGGATAAAAATGATTTATCATCTTGCTCCAATGTTGGCGCACCCCATCCACTAATATCACCATATGCAATTGAAAACTGAACTTCGGAGGATCCTGTATTTGCAGTAGAATATACATCTATATAATATTTTCCACTTACATCTTGAATTTGTTCAGATGCAGTATAAAAGGCTGTTAAAGATCCCGTATCATCACTCCATATTCCGGATGTAACTATTTCCGTTCTATTTGTAACCTTATCAACAGGCCCAAATTTTTTATAAATACCATTTGTTATAGTAGTAAATTCTGCACTTATTTGTTCTCCTTGTCCTAAAAATTGGTTTACAATGTTTACCAATTCATTTGTGTCTACAGGGGTACCCGATGTATTTGATACTGCTGACAAGTATTGTGCTAAATTACTTGCTAAAAGGGATCCTCTATTGTCTCTAATTATTGCCATAGTTTATATTATTGAACGTATGTTACTGTTACTGGAATTGTTTGTGAACCACCCGTTTCATTTCCGTAAACGGTTATGGTAGTTTTTGTAGTTGCTGTCAATGATGGGTTAGGTATAAACTTAAATGTTAAACCTTTAGCAATTGCTGCAGTTGCAGATACATCATCTCCTATGAAAACAGGAACTGAACCAACTTCGGATGTAACTCCCTCTCCTACAATATCCCCTGCATTTTTATTAGATAGTACAATTGTATATCCCAAAGTTCTATTACCTGCTGGTGATGTTGTTGGGGATAACGCAACTTCACCACTTTTTTGGTTTACTGAAATATTTGGAACACCAAACTCTACAACAGGAATTCTAGTTGTATTTTTTGGAAGTGTTACCAATTTATATCTCATAACTTGCGTTTCATCTGGCGATGCTTCTAATACTGGCATATTTTTAATTGCCGCGTCGTAGTATGCTGATCCTAATGGATGTGCCGGTTCATATAGAGAGTAATCAATCTCATCATCTGCCAATGCAAATTGTGTGATGTTTAATCCCAAACCTGCTGCAAGTTTTTCTCTACCTTTTTTAGTAAGAATTGCATCAACTGTCAATTCCGTATTACTTAAATATCCCATAATATATTATTATTCGTTTGTTAATAAATATAGTTTTTATAAAAATTATTACTCAACTTCCAAAATAGGTTCATTTGCATCCCTTCCGGCTTTGTTTACTCTTAATGTATTTGGATTGGTAACAAAGATTTCAACAGGAGGTGAACCATCTAATGTGGTAGCTGCTGTATTTTTAGATCCGTTATAATATGAATTTTTTAAACCTCTAGTCAAATCACCAACACGTTTATAATGATACTGCGTATAACCATCCACAGGAACTACG